GACCGGCAAGAACCGCTCTCTCTGCGCCCAAGTCCAACAACTTGGATTCCATTATTTGCCCCCACACCGATTACATCGGTGGTATTCTCCATATACCAAGTTTGGGTTCTCGTAGTAAGTTTTACCACATACCGAACATTCTAGTTTTACCTTTTTCGCTTTGCTTCTGTTCCTTGCTGCTCGCTTCCTAGTTCCTGTCCACTCTTCTTCGCCTTCTGGTAGTTGCCACTCCCCAGTATCCTCCCAGCGATTATTTCTCGCTCTCACAGGTGTTCTCCCTCTTTCTAAATCAGATTTAGTTTTAGTAACACGAAAATCTTCATCTACGTCAGAAGAGACCGTCTCTTCTTGTTCTTTTGGTTTTTCAGACTTAACCAAAGACTTTACTAGTTCTGCTTTTTGCTCATCTGTCAAAGACTCTAAAAGAGTTTTTACAATATCATCACTCATTTTCTTTTACCTTTTTCAAAAAGAATGTCAGCCTTCCTTCTTATATTATACTCTCTTGACTTCAAATTTTCAAGCCTTCCTTGGGCAGTTAGTTTCCATTCGTTGATTTTTTTTGCTAGGTCGTCATTCCTTAGTATTGTAGCAACCTTAGTTTCATGTTTTGCGTAAGTGTCCCAGACACCGCTAGTGAGCGCTTCAGATATAATGCTTTGCAGCGAGTTGTCACACCAACGGATTACATTTTCACACTGGGCGCGCTCTGTGCCAACGTGATCTACATACTGCATGAGTTGATAAGCGTGACCAAAACACTCGTCTTGATTTAACCTCTCTAAGTCCTCCATAGACAATGTTTCTGCCATAGCAAACTCTGGGTTAAATTTGGTAGGAGTTATGTTTCTAGCAGTAACATATGCCTCAATACCATCAAGAAATTCTTTCAATCTTTCAGCGGCTGTCAATTTGTTCTCTCCAATCGTCAATAGTGTCTGAGTATTTAAGGGCAATTAGTTCAATTTCATTTAAATTACACCAGTCTTCCTTTATAAAATCTCTTGCCACTGCCTTCAAAAAACCTGCTTTTGTTTTGTGGAAGAACTTAGAAAATTCATAGTGTTGTTGACCATGAACTTCTATTCCTAGCATAGCATTAGGAATAAAGAAGTCAAGGAATAAGACTGATTTTTTTACAGGGTCTCTAGAACCCGGAAGTTTTACCTCTTCTAGTATTGTATATCCAGAAAAAATTTCTTTAAGCAACTCTCTTGCCGCCAAGTGGTACTTAGATTTTTTCTTTGTGTCATTTTCTCTTACGATATATTTTTTTAGATCTAGGTTATACTCTCTTCCGTTAAGACCTAAGACTTTCATAGCACACTCTTTATTTCGTCGTATAGGAAATCTTGTATTTCTTTATTGTCTTCAATAAACTTACTTAGTCTTGCCATACCTTGAAACTTGAAAAACTTTTCTTTTGCTTCTGCTTCGTTTTCCACTTCGTTCTTTTCTAGTAGTTTTTTTATCCTTTTATCTTCTGATGTTATGGCGCTAGTAATCGTGTACCACGCTCCTGTTTGCTTAATAAAAGTAAGTTCATTTGCGATTTCACAAAGCTCTCTAACTTCGTCAATCCCTGTTCCGTATCTGATATATGAGACGGCGTTTGTATTTGGTTTGCCTCCCGCAGCAGAAGTTTTGACTACCCAGTTGGCAACTTGACCTACATCGTTTCCTTGTTCGTCGCTTTCTTCCCACTTGCCTCTGTGGGTGATGACCATATTCGTTCCCGCTTGGTACTGTAGCATGTTTCCAGCATCTGCCATTTTTGCGGGAGACCACCTAGAACCACCAGTGTTAGCAATGTTATGAGTAATAAAAATTAAGATTGCCTTTGTCCTTGCTACATCATTGCTGATACGCTTGAAAAACATAGACAGCAGTCTTGGTAATTGCGCCCTTACGCCACCCCTAACTTCACCGTCTAGTTCGTCTTGAGGAACCATATTAGAAACTGAGTCAATAATTGCCACAAACTCTGGCATATTTTTTACGTATGTTTCTATAGTGTTTAGAAATGTTTCAGCAGACACAACAGGTTGGTTGTCTGTCGCTTGAACGACTTTGATTTTACTGGCATCTAGACCTTTTATACCTGTGAAGTTTTCTTTTGTTAGTCTACCTTCTGTGTTAAAATAATAGACATTCTTTCCTGCTGCTTGTGCTTTTGCAGCAAAATACAAAGATGTTGTAGTTTTTCCTGTCTTTGGGTCGCCTGTCATTACGACCACGCTTCCTTCTCTGAGTCCACCGCCCAGTGCTAAATCTAGCGCTGGAGATATGCCGATAGTTTCAAAGTTTTGTAGATCTGCTAGAACCTTTGTACCCTGCTCTACGATGTCTCCGTACTTGCTTATTATTTGATTGCTAACAAGATCATCATCAAATTTATTCTTCGCTTTCTTTTTTGCCATTGTCTAATCCTCTAAGTTTGTTTATTCCAGATTTCTTTCCGTAAGACTTTTTCCTCGTCTTTGCTTCTTTCTTTACATCTAACTCCTGACTTGGTTTATTCTTTTCTTGTTCTATCAAACTTATCTGTTTGTTTATTTCTGGTATCAGACGTTTATTCTTTAGAGAGAATATAGATGTCTGGTTTACCGCCGCTCTTACTACAGCTTTCTCCCCGTACTTTTTTATGAGGTTGTTTGCAGCAAACATTTGCTGTTTAAACGTCCAATCCCAAGGTTTCTTGTTCCAAAATTTGTACGTAAGATTACCTTCGTTTTTATATTCTGCCAAACGAAGACACATCATTTCTGCTAGATACGCAGCGCAAGTGCAATGATCACCAGTTGTCTGATGTTTATATTTACTTTTATCCGTTCTCTTTCGTTTTGTCATAGATGATTGCTTCTTCAAAACAGTTTTCAATTTCATCTTCATATTCAATGTCTACCATAAGTTCTGGAATTAACCACATTTGTTTCTGTACTTTTTTATCTTTAATAACACCAACGGTATAAGAATGTTGATTATCTCCATTCATTTTACCTTTCACCGATCTTATTAGATATAATCCGTTGGCATCCTTCAAGTCTATATGCTCCATGTGCGACCTGTATTGTAACACCATTTTGTTAATAAACAAGTTATCTTTTTCACATTTCTTTTTTAAATCTAACCACTCGTCAAACTCATGGAAGTTTATCTTTTCGTTGTTAGAAAGTTGACATCTAATCCATGTTGCCTCTTTGTTTGTTCTATATTTTGGCAACCAGTCTTCATCCTTTAAATCCATATTTCACCTAATACTTGTAGTGCAATTTGGTCTTTTCTTATCAATGGTTTTACTTCTAAAATCATCACCAAGCATTGAACCCGTCTCTGTCATTACCGTAGAACCTTTTTTGTTGCTAAAGATATTTTCAGATATTCTAGTAGGTTCTTTTTGTACTTGATGCTCAACTGGTTCGCATTTTTCTGCGTATGCCTTTACAACGCTTTTAGCTCTGTCCAACTCGGAAGAAAGTTTATCCACTCCTAGTTCTAAGTTTTGCTCAATGTAAAACTTTTCAATCTTGCTCAATGGTCCTCGCTTACTCATTTATAAATCTCCTGTTTGCTCTTGTTAGGTAAATAGAATTGTTTGTCTGTAGATATATCAAATAAAAATCAAAGGTATCTTTTGATACTCTTCTAAGTTTTGTTTGTAAGAATCTTTCTCTGTTAGAGTTTAGACCCATAGGGTCATATATTTCATTGTTGTAGGTTTTTATAAAGTATTGATTATTTTTTTCTGACTCAACAATTTTTGCGAATACTTTTTCTTTAGTAGACGCTACCTGTGTGCCATTTTTGTTAAAGTCTACTTCGTTTTTTATTACTATCTCTTCCGTGTCGTCTTTTTTTAAATACTTCATCTCCCCTCCATTATGTATCTTGTTTTTTGATCGTTAGACATCTTATTAATATCTTTCATGGATTTTGTTGCATGTTCATGATGCCACGGTTTTTCGACTTTTGGTTGTGACTCGCGCTTCATAGCTTCCATTTCATTGATTTTGTTTTTATTTTTCTTACTGTTTCTGTCTGCAACGCTACCTATAGTATCGCTTCCTGCCATAAAACTGTGAAGACCACCAGTGACTACCCTGTAAAGAGAATCCTTACCACAGGCATCGCACCTCTTTAACTCTGGATCTGTAACTTTTTGGAACACGTCACTAACTTCTGCTCCACAGTCTCTACATTCATAATCGTATATTGGCATTAGTTCTCCAACCTATTTAATATTTGTCCTAGTATCCCATTTCTTTGAATGTCGCTATAACCTAACCTACAGATACCTACACCTTCAAGGT